TGGAGATTATCTGTCATCGCCATAGCAACAAACAGACTGATAAAGAACCATTTACCAATATCATTAAACATTATGCTGTAACCTCATATTTCTTATCCCAACGACCGATATTGATATCCATGAAATATGCAGTATCGAAATAATCAGTCATGATATCAGAGCGGTCATACCACTCTTGACCCTTCATGGCAGCAACCAACTCATTGAGAAACTCAGCAGCTTTGCCAGTCCAACCACGATCGACATGATAAGTGTTCACCTGATAATGCCAATCATCGCCAGTCGCATACTGATCAAAGTCGATCGCACCAGACTTCAGATTGACAACCAGAGACATATGATTACGAACAGCAATCGTGCCCTTCATATCATATTTCTTCAGCACTGCCTTGATAGCAGGAGCCAGTTTCGCTTTCAGTTCTTTAGATACATAAGCCATAGTTTTTTCCTCTCTCTCAACTATACATACATTATGCAGCATTTTGACGATAATGTCAAGCGTTTTTTTACACTCCGAGAATATTTCCTGCTTTATTCTGCTCAAGCGAGCCACCATCTCGGAGGTGTGTCTCCACCTGCTCGAAATAGAAAGCAGCATCCTCGTGACCATAGTCCTCCAGCACTTGCTTACATGCCTTGAAGAACAACATTGTCTTCATATCGCTTCCATTGTCAGCACCCGAAGCGCGGTGTGTTTTACCCATCCGTTGCATTATATCAGCCTCTCTCCATATGCATAGATTTCAGATTTACAGATCGACGCACCCAAGCGAGGATCTTTGCTCACTTTACCAGCTTGCATTCGGTTCCAAGCGCGGCGAAGTTTCGGCAGCAGGATCTCGAGGACATCATCCCCAGACAGCTTCCAAAGTTCAACCACCTTGCCACCTTCGTAGCGAGCGTGATAGTGATTCTTGTATTTGGCGATTTTGTCTTCACGCAAATAGCGCACCTGCTCATCCCATGTCGGTTGGACAGAGATGGCATTATAGGTTGCATTGATTCGAGGAGCAATGGTTGACTTATATTCACAACCACCGTCTTCATCGTAACCATCTGCGCCAGACAGCGTATCAGATACTTGGTGACCCAACAGACCAGCCATGTGGATCTCTTTACTGCGGGCATACGAAAAAGGATCGCCCCACCCATGTTCCTCACACAGGTCGAACATTTCCTCATACAATTTACGAAACTTTTGCTCAGGTGTCATAACAAATACCTCTCTCTATTACATTCTAATAATACAACAGAGAGAGGTAAATGTCAAGCGTTTTTATGCAAAAAGATGTTCAAGACTAGGAGGTTCATAAACTTCATAACCCTGCCGCTTCAACTCTTCTCTTACATAGTTATCATACTCTTTGACACCACAAGCACGTGCTTGTATCCATGGAATGTAGACGTTCCATGCTGCTTTAGATACTGATCTCCATTTTCCAAAAATACCTTCATAGAAATTAGGATTACCATATTCATCATGGGTATCAATCCAGCCTAGAATACGACAACGAGTTTTTCCTGTATTAGACATTACTAAATTCCTTCATAAAGTTGCGTGTTTTCTCTTTATGTGCAGAGACAGTGATCAGTTGAAAATTATCCAAATCTTCACCACGACCACCACCAAGTGCATGTTCCTTGATATGGTCTACTTGATAGCGTGATGCATTCAAGATATGACGTGGTTCAATCAATTCACCTGTGATAGCACAACGATGATTTTGTCGTTGCCACAATTTGTATCTCTCAGCATCAGTAGCAATGCGGCTAGAGTCAATGTGTGTAATTGAATTATCCTCAAACAAACCACTGGTATGCAACTCACCGATCAAAACAGGGGTCTTCAACTCAATGTTTTCTCGATTACGAGAGGACAATTCTTTCAGACCGACATGCATCTCGTTACCGTGATTGTCAACCTTCGTGATGCATTGCTTGTAGCGCAATTCCATCAGAGTATCACACAACCATTGAACAAACGCTTTTTTATTAATCACTTTAATATTTTGTCCGTGCATATATGAAAACACAATACAAGCATTAAAATAATCATGGTGTTTGAATCCAGGAGGAATGATATCCTGATTCTCAGCAAACATAGACAAAAACTTACGAGCCATTGAATTAAATTCAACTAATGTTGAATCACCAACAGAGTCCTCAGCATACATTTTATCCAATGGACCATCAGTGATAGATGATTTCAAGCTATGTTGATTGATATGATAGTAGAGCCAAATAGCATTACCCATATCATAACCACAACGAGTGATCTCTCGAGTAGAGTAGAAAAACCTTCCCACAGAATTCTCGAAATCTATACCAATTTGTTGAATGATTTTGTTCACTGTCGATAGATTAGCATTGCGTAACTCTGCTGAGTTCAAAGCAATACCGCTATTCATAGCTTTGAAAGTATCACTTAGATCTACGCGAGATGCATTCATCAAAATGTTCACATTGATTGACCGATCGAAAAATGATTTCACATGTTCAGGAAAATCTGGATAAGTCAATTCATCTGGTTGGGGTGACCATTTGATTTTACTACCATCAACATCAGTAAGCCAATATTCATTAAAAGATGACAGTTTCAATACACCTTTGAAGAAGTTGTAAATCGCGCGACTTCTGTTATTACCGTCTGTTGCGATAAATTTACCTTCTTTTGACATTGTATTGAAATAATCATAGTCACCAAATCCTGGAAGTGATGATGACAGGGATGACTCAATATCACAAATTGTGATAGGATTCGCACCTGCTTGACCAGATGGAATATTCAAAACATAATTTAGTTGTTTTGTTTCATCCCAACGACCAGACTCTGCTGAGCCGACATTGAATGAACGGTCGAGGACAATGTCCTTTTTAAGTTCTGCAAATTCTACAAAACTCATACTTTTTTGTGCAATAATCATAATAAAATCTCCATGTAATTGCATTAATTAACAATGATTTTCAATATAACCCCAACAAGTGGAATAGCTAAATATCAATCATCGATTCAAGTTTACCCAATTCTCTATAAAATTAAACTTACGGAGAGTAGGGTGTTTTATTCGCTATTGCGAATGATTCAATCTAACATATTCACCAATAAAAGTCAACACATCATTTGTGTCTTTTTGGTCTTTATGCTCGAAAGTTGTGATGTTTCCATCATCAAATAGATTTGGTCCAAACTCGGACTTGATGTTCTTCAGCTTCGTGAAGCGAGACTGGATGAATTGTTCAGACTGATCAGAACCACGATCGACATATCGCTGCTCTCGAAGGTCGTCTGGGACAGTCAATTCGACAATCACCAGCTTATGACCAGCTGCTTTCACTGCTTGGAAGAATGAGACTGTGGTAAGGCGATCTCCCTCGAATATCACTGTATCAGCAGGGTCTCCCTCGAGATATTCGATTGCCTTTGGTTGGACAGCCATCGAGAGGCGATCGGTTCCAGAGAACACCTCACCCTCCTCATACTTACCCATGACAAAGATACCCTCGTCTCGAGCCAGATACCCATCCAGCAGGTCAACTGGCTTGTGTTCTTCCCACATCCAGTTTTCGAGAAACTGTTTCATTAATGTCGACTTCCCAGTTCCAGGAACACCGACGATCGCAATCACTGTGCTCATTTCATCAACCTCTGTAAATCCATATCTGGATCACGCTCATCTTCATACATCATCTCCAGACGATCCAGCTGTCCCGTCTTTAGAAATGAACCAAACTTACTCTTATTGATATCCGTTTTTGTCGCTAAAGTCAAGTGTAAAGTCTCTTCTCTGGCTTGCCATAACACTTTCCATTCGATACCAGACCAACCATCCTGCTCGACCTTTCTGATCTCCTCGGCTTGGCGATCCAGATAGTAACCGAGATATCGACCGTGATGCGTTCGGAACAGCTTCTTGAATGAGCAGAGACACGTCTCCATAGAGAAATAGTCGATCTGATCAGCGAGGTGTGGGTATTCGATACGCATCTCCTGCAACAGATACTGAGCGTTGTCTTCCAGTCTCTGATACTCGTCTGCAGTCAGCTTTGTATCCACCTTATCCTCTTCACCGAGAGCATAGAGCCAGCCATTACGATGCGAGCGTGAGCCAGAGTAATCATTCAGCATCAGACTGGTTGACTCCATCGGGATATCGGCTGTGTGCTTCAGCTGTTGCATATAAAACCAAGTCGAATAGCGACCAAACTTATACAGACCATCCTTGAGTGCCTCCCAGAGATTATCGAAGTTCTGCTCCTCGTTGTCTCCGAAATACGACTCCAGCTTCTCGCGTTGCGTTCCCTTGCCCACAAACTTCTCATATGAGGCATACATGTCTGCCAGATGTCCCTTACTCCACTTGGTGTCAGTCTGATAGCGAAGGCGTTTGTAGTTCTCCGTGTTCCAAGCATTCATCCGATCGAATGTAGCCAGCTCGAAATCAGGAAACTCATTCATCAGCACCCACGAGGTCGGGAGATAATATGTGTTGCCATACAACCAAGCGAACCAGAGGCGTTGCTCATCATTGTGCTCATAGCGTTCGTTGATGTAATTAGCCATCCAGATGGCAGGGTCACAGTCACCATAGTTCAGCGACCATGCATACCACCGCTTGAATGCTTCACGACGATTCTGGCGTTCTCTATAATCCACGTGGCTCTTTCCAATAGTCTTTCACACAACCACCCATACCTTTCTTGGTGACTTCTTTCTCCGTGTAATCATCCCATTCCCAGACGAGATCGTTTACACTTGGTCCAGCGAGGCGTCCAATAGACAGATAGGTGTCGGATGCTTGAATGCCCCAAGTCTTGAAACCTACCTTCTGGTAAGCAGTCAGAGCAGGAGCATTGATTGATACTCGGAAGTGTTTTAGATTTGCCATATACGCACGATGAACAGCATCCTCACACAGAGCGCGAAACACACCCTTACCTCGCGCGTCTGGGATAGTGACGATCCACTTCAGATTAGCATAGTTCTTCAGCATCTTGGTAGCAATGACGCCCAAGATCTTACCATCCTCGTAAAATGCGCGGATGCAGTCATGACATTTGTCGTCAATGATGCCACGTTTCATTTTAGAGAAAAATTTGTCTGTAGCTTTATGCTCTTCACAAAACTCAGACCAGTCATCAAAAGACAGGTTGGAGATCCCGTCCGTTGCATTCGACTCGTTCAGATTCAGCAGTGATTCCAGCACGTCTCGCAATGTCCTTTGTAGATGTAATAATATAGCCATTATGTAAATCAACCTTGTAGAGAGGTCGTTTACCATTTCGATACCAAACCAGCAGACCATCAGAGTGCAACTCGATAACAGCCAGCGATGAGTTTTCCCATTCATCAGCAGGATTCAGACCAGCTTCCAGCGTGTGGTTGATCAGTTCAGTATCGTTCTGTGTCGTTGTTTTATATCCATACAGCTTCTCCCAGTTCTCTGGAAGTTCCTGAGTGATAACACCATTATGGACAACAGCGACATCGTCATTGATTTGGATGGGCTGATTGTAGCGGAGATCGCTCGTTGAATAACGACAATGCCCAATCAGGTGAAGATCGCCACTATCATCCAGAAACTGCTCCATATCAGACAGAGGAGTGAATTCAGGAGATGGGACAGGCTCTTTGATAGTGACGACCTTACCCTTATTCACATACGATAATCCAGTCGCATGCATACCTCGAATACGTGATTCGAGAAACACTTTCCTCACCATTTCAAGTTGTTCAGGTGTAGGGGATTTGATTGCTGCACCAATGACAGCGCACATTAGAATAGATCCTCGAGTGAGGCGACACCAGCCGAGTTAGGATGATACTTGGTAAGCATGTCCTGACCACCGTGTTCACTGAGATAATCATACCACTCTTGAGTCTCCCACATATTAGGAGAGACACCGTTCCAGAGAGGACGCCACTCGGCATGCTCTTCATTGAGGCGGCGATGGTCGACAAAGTTCTTACGCAATGTCTCGTATTCAAACGAACCAAGATTCGCCATCTTCTCGCGAGCATACGCAACGATAGAGATACGGATCGGATCGTCGCCGAGGATCTGGGTGTTACCGTGAATGCCATCGTGATTATTCACGAGGAGCAGGTCTCCTGGATGCAACTCAACAGCAATACGATACTCTGGGAGGACAAACAGACAGCCATCCCAGCTTTTCTTACCATCAGGACTGATACAGCTGATGTTAGAGAAACCCTTTGTAAAGTCACCAGCATCACGGTGAGCAGCAGTGCGGAATGTCTTGTTGACAGTCAGCGTTGTATAAGGTGTTCCAGGGACGACAAACTTGGGATCGATAGCATTTGTAAACTCAATCTGTTTACCATAGCGTTCGGGAAGCAGTTCCTCGAACTTACGAGCCAGCGTCTGTAGATACGGATAGGACAGAGCGAACATCTCTGGGTTCTTCTCTGTATAAGATGTAGCACGACCATATGGGATACGCGGATAACGATCGAACCAACCAGCGATACCAGAGTTCACTGTATTCGCATACGAGGTGTCAGAGATATAGTTCTTCACCATAGACTTGGCTTCGTCTTTGCGTTCTTTGGCTGACAGTGGGCGAATCGAGTCGAGCCACCAGTCAAAGAATTCAGAGTATTCGACACCAGCCTTTTTGATATTGTCGCGCAACCATACACGTCCACGACCAGCATCGTCTGGTTTGTGGCGAGCAATAGCGTCTTCAATAGCATCGAAGTCTGCATCAAGCGAGGAATCAGGAGCAGTAAAAATCGCGTCGAGGATATCCTCCTGCAGAGGTGTCACCCAATCGCGTTTACCATTCTGTCCTGCGCGTGGTCCAGCAGCCAACCCACGGTTCTGTGTCTCAATAGCTGCCTCGTATAGACCAGCATATGCACCCTCCTGCTCCTCTTTGGAGAAAACTCCCTTGCGGAACTTGAAGATGATATTGTCTTCATTATTGACCCCACCGATCTTATCCTCGGCATACAGGTCTGTGTCGGCTGTGATAATCTGATCATAGTGGCTATCATCGAGCCACTGTCCGAGCAGATGCTCACAGTCGTGCTTTTCAATTGTAAGTTGTTTTACCATATTCACTCCTACCAATGTCTGATTACACCTGCACAGATAAAAAAGCAGGTGATCCAATTCACAAGTTGTAAAACGATACGAATATACAAACCAGTCTTGGCTTGTTGCATAGTTAGGACAGGGACTTTCGGTGTGTCCTCGTCTGTTCTACCAATATAATAGTCGAGCGCACGAGCGACGACTTTTTCCCATGTGCGATATTCAATCATTCATATACACCATCCACAGTTATACCACACTCTTCAAGAAATGTCAAGCCATTTTTATTTTTATATGGAAACATCCACACGACACGGGAGATACCTGATTGAAATATTAACTTAGCACAGTCGAGGCACGGTTGATGTGTGGTATAGATTGTAGCACCCTCGCAACTCTCGGAGGATCGAGCCACCTTTGCGATGGCATTTGTCTCAGCATGTAGCACTTCTGGCTTTGTGACAGGGCGATTACCATACTCGTCTGTCGTCTCACATACATTAGTCCAGCCAGCAGGCATACCATTATATCCAATCGAGATGATGCGGTTGTCTTTCACGATAACTGCACCCACCTGAAGTCGTTTAGCAGAGGATAACTGAGAATACACCTCTGCTGCTTTCATATGGGCGCGATCCCATTTATCAAATTTATCTGTAGGTTTGAACCCATCATTAAATCCTAGACCCATTACATACTCCATTCATGTCCAGCTTTTTTCAACATATTCATAGCCCACCAAATATGGACTTTACGTCCCCAATGTGTCAGGTCTCTAGCGTGATCTTGTTTTTCCATCATAAGGAAATATTCATCAGAAAACGTCTGATCCATATGAATGAATGGTGTCTCAAACTGATCACAAAGAGATTTCAATGCTCTCATTGTTTTTTCACGATGTAACAACCACTCATCCTCGTGCTCGAAACGAAATGGGATTGGTTTAGGATGTGATGGCAAACTTTTCACATAACCAAATGTCTGTGTAATCGTTTCATAGCGCACTCCAGGAGGTTCTAGAAAGAATACATGTGACGGTCTGATACGAGGAAGCCAAGAAAGCAAGACACGAAATGCTGAGTCGTGAGACCCCGATGGCATAGCTAAGTTATAAGCACGTTGTCTCAATGTATTACCCACCAATGTTGGCCAAATCTGTCCAACGGGCATACCCACACCAAATGTCTGTGAACAACCAATCGTGATGATGCTACGAGGCTTTTTAGTCTCAGGCATCGACTGCCCTCTGAAACCGTGCTCATTTATCTCGTATGAGAGTTCAACCCAATCATTGATTTTTGGATCGTGTGGATTGTATTCAAACCGATCGCCTACACAACGCTCCATCGGTGGGAGCGCGATCCAACCTTCTTGCTCGAGCCTCAGACGTTTTTCCTGCAGATTCTGTTGATATCGTTCTTCACTATCATACGAGTAATATCGTTTCACAAGCGGCTTTTTACGAAGCACACCATCAACACATAACCAATCAGCGTTCATACTATTTCCTGTATGTCAGGTGTGCCCACATGCGAGAGAAGAAACCCTTTTTCTTCCATTCGTCACGGACACGAGCGTGTTGATTGAAACTCTTATATACTTTTTGTGGTGGATTTTCAATCAGTTTCACTATCGAGAACATAACCATCTCCAATTTTCTCATTCAAATACCAAGCAGCAAAGTCACTGTGTTTCGCTAGGAATTGATGCACCTGCTCGTGTGTCATCTGATCAGACCGAATCATATCAGCCCACATTTCCCACCGTTCCAACTTAGTCGAAGGAATTACTGTCATCTATTTACCCCACCTAATATAATCTCTAGCAATTTACGAGCGCGTGTGCGCGATTTACTCACATCAGCATCTTTCAACACTTCTGTCAATTCATCTTCTGTCACTTGTTCGACAGGAGAAGGCGTGACGGGAGGAAGACTAGCTTCCTCCTCCTTCACGGGCAATGGTTTGTGCGTGCATGCTACAACGAGCAGCACAGCGATACTACTTATTAGCTTCTTCATGTTCCCGCATCCAGCGATTAAATTGGGCTCTACCCACTTTCTTCTCGATCCAGTCCAGCGCAACTGCTGTCCCCCAAATCGAACCTTTACCATGACCAATCCAGAACCCAACACCGTATGCAACGATTAGCGATACCATAGCAATGATTGTGTGAGTGATTACGTCCATGCTTCAATATTCCGTAGTTTTTCGAGTTTATGTTCGGCGTGGCGTTGTTTCAACCACTCTTTATTTAGGTCAACATAAGTATCGAAATCGTGGAGGTCGTCACCATAACCCCGA